TTATATTTTCTGCTAATTCAGGATTACCTGGCGGATTTACGGCTATATATGTGCCTAATAATATACTTACAATAAACGGTGGTGCTACAGAAGCGACATCTAATGTAGGTATAGGAACGACCTCACCAGTTGCATCTGCAAAGTTAGAAGTTAGTTCTACAACTTCAGGGTTTTTACCACCTCGAATGACAGCAACACAAGCAAGTGCTATTTCAAGTCCTGCTAAAGCTTTGATGGTTTATGTTACAGATACAAATGGAACTTTCACAAGTGCTGGTTTATGGATTTATACAACATCTTGGAAATTAATAATTGCAGAATAAAAAATAATAATATGAAATTAAATATTACAAATCGAGAAATCTTCTTTGCAGTAGAGAACTGTTGGGAATCTTTACCATTCAAATTTCAAGTACAGCTTTATAACATAATTAAAGATAATGATAAATATGATGTTGAACAAACCATAGATATAGATGCTAATACCTTTATAAAAATTATGTTAGCAGTTAATAGTCAACCACAAGGGATAAGTAAAGATATAAATCCAACAATGCATTTAAAATTAAAAGAACAAATTTTAACAGCAGTACAACCTATAATGATAGAGCTTTCACAATTAACAGACGAAACTGAAATTGAAGCTTTTAAAGAAGAACATAAAGAAATTTTAACAATAGCTGAACGTGTACAAGGTATTTTAAAGGATAATTTAGAATTATTAGAAAATAAAATTTTAAGTGGTAAACAAAGAATATTAGGTTAAAAAATATTTGGAAATCTAATTTTTTTTAATTATATTTATAAAAATTAATTTTATTATGATATTAAAAGTATGTGTATTATTTGGAATAGCTATATTGTTAGCATTTCTATTTTCAAAGAAAAAAGAAAAATTTGATGCAGAACCTGTAGCAGAAATTGCAGAACCTGTAGCAGAAATTGCAGAACCTGTAGCAGAAATTGCAGAACCTGTAGCAGAAATTGCAGAACCTGTAGCAGAAATTGCAGAACCTGTAGCAGAAATTGCAGAACCTCAAAAGAAAAAACGTAACCCTGCTCTTAAAAAAGCAAAAAAATAATGGATTTAGTTAATATAGCTAAATCATGGATAATATCGTTTAACCCTACACAAGTACAACAACAATTAGCAGAATATAGAATTTCTGTATGTAATACTTGTGAATATGCTAAATATTATATAACTTTTAACATGTATGGGTGTGAGATATGTAATTATCCTTTAAATAAAAAATATTCTCATCTAAAAACGGGAAAGAAGAATGTCCTAAACAAAAATGGTTAAAATAAATAAATATGTCTGAAATTAAAAAATTAGAACTCGAAGAGTTAAAATCTATTCAAGATTTACAAAAACAATATAATCAAGTTATATTTGATTTAGGTAGTATTGAATCTCAATTACAAAATTTGAATATGACTGAATCTGAATTAACAAAAGAAAAGAAAAATATAGTATCAGATTTAACAAAATTAGTTGAAAAAGAAAAGATTTTAATTGAAAGTCTTCAACAAAAATATGGAAACGGTAATATTAATCCTGTAGATGGAATTATAACTCCTTTTTAAACAATATTATGTTTATGTGATTTTGTAAATATTTATTATTAGATAATTTCAATAATAAATTAAAACAAAACATATAAAATGGCAGAAACAATAATTTCTCCGGGTGTATTCCAGAATGAATCTGATCAATCATTATACACTCAAACTCCACAAAGTATAGGTGCCGCTATTGTAGGTCCTACAGTAAAAGGTCGCCCTTATGTACCTACTTATGTAACAAATTATAATCAATATTTATCTTTATTTGGAGATGTCTTCAAAAGTGGTAGTTATTATTATGAATATTTTACATCAATGACTGCGAAAGAATATTTTTCTAATGGTGGACAAACATTATTAGTTACTAGAATAATCAGTGGCTCAGCTAATGTAGGAACATATGCTCAAGCTAATGTAACTAGTGGTAGTACAACACAATTAGTTCTTGAAACTTTAGCTTGGGGTGATCAAATGAATAATACTTCAAGTTTAGTTAGTGGTGCTTTAGCAAGCGGTTCGTCATATAATGTACGTTGGGAAGTAACAAATGTTAATACAGGAAGTGGTACATTTACTTTAGTAGTACGTCGTGGAGATGATAATAATTCTCAAAAGAATATATTAGAAACTTGGGCTAACATGAGTTTAGACCCTCAATTACCTAACTATGTATCTCGTGTTATTGGTGATTTAAAACCAGTTTATGATGTTACTAATGCATATGTAAATTATACAGGTAGTTATAAAAATAACTCTCAATATATTCGTGTAGCTTCTGTAACAACACCTAATGTTGATTCAATAGATAATAATGGTAATTTCAAATCAACTCAATATAGTGGAAGTTTACCTACAGTAGGAAGTGGTTCATTTGGTGGATCATTTAGCGGTGGTGCTGTTGATACAAGTGCTCAAAAATTAATGAATGAAAATATTACAACAAGTAATATTCAAGGATTCTCTCCTAATGATTATAATACAGCATTTACTTTATTATCAAATAAAGATGAATATCAATTTAATGTATTATTAGCTCCTGGTGTGGGATTAGATGGTTCAGCTTCTGATGATATGATTGCTTGTGTTGAAAGTAGAGGTGATGCTATTGCTATTGTAGATAATGGAGTATTTGGAACAGCTGTTGTAGCTGCAACAACAAATGCTGCAGGTTCATCAAGTAATTATGGTGCTACATATTATCCTTGGGTTCAATTATATAGTTCTAACTTAGGAAAAGCTGTATGGTGTCCTCCTTCAACAGTTGTTGGTGGTGTATTAGCATTTAATGATCAAGTTGGTGCTGAATGGTTTGCTCCTGCTGGTTTAAATAGAGGTGGAATACCTTCAATTTTATTAGTAGAACGTAGATTACAACAATCACAAAGAGATACATTATATAGTGGAAATGTAAATCCAATAGCAACTTTCCCAGGTAGTGGTGTTTGTATTTACGGACAAAAAACATTACAACGTAAACCAACATCATTAGATAGAGTAAATGTAAGACGTTTATTAATTGCTTTAAAACGTGAAATAGGAAAAATATCAAATACATTAGTGTTCGAACAAAATACTACTGTAACAAGAAATAGATTCTTATCTCAAGTTAATCCATTCCTTGAATCAGTAGTTCAAAGACAAGGTTTATATGCTTATAAAGTAGAAATGGATGATTCTAATAATACTGCTGATGTAATTGATAGAAATCAATTAGTTGGACAAATATATATCCAACCAGCAAAAACTGTTGAATTTATTATATTAAACTTCAACTTAAGCCCAACAGGCGCACAATTTTCTTAATAATAATAATGGAGCTTCAACACAAGATGTTGAGGCTCTTTTCATTTTATATATTTATTAATATATAACAATAAAATAAAAAACAAATAAAATGCCTATATTAGATCCTAATGAAATTATGTTTACTGCTTTTGAACCAAAAGTTCAAAATCGTTTTATAATGTATATAGATGGTATTCCTGCATACTTAATTAAAAAAGCTAGCGCTCCTGGTTTTGATGCTGGTGAAATAACATTAGATCACATTAACGTTTACCGTAAAATAAAAGGTAAAGTTAGATGGGATGACATGAGTATGGAAATGTATGATCCAATTACACCGAGTGGTGCTCAAGCTGTAATGGAATGGGCTCGTTTAGCTCACGAATCAGTAACAGGTAGAGATGGTTATTCTGACTTTTATAAAAAAGATTTAACAATGAATGCTTTAGGTCCTGTAGGTGATGTTATTGGTGAGTGGATAATCAAAGGTGCTTTCGTTAAAACAGCTAAATTTGGTGATTATGATTGGGCTTCTGATTCATATATCTCTATTAGTACTACTATCACTATGGATTATTGTATACTCAATTTTTAACCTTGGTTTAAAAAACAATAACCCAAAGCCAATTTTTATATCCTCTTTGTATATTTATAATAAACAAAGGGGATTTTTTATGCTCAAAAAAGATAAAATAATACAAGATAAATACAATGGAATTCATCCATTATGTCAATGTGGTTGTGGAAAAGAAACACGTTATGAAGCTAAATTAAAAGATTTTTGTAAATGGATACATGGACATCAATCACGAGTTCCAGGCCATTTTGGAGATCCGAAAGCTAAAAAACGTGTAGATGCTATAATTAAAACACGTAAAGCTAAGTTTACTTCTGGTGAATATGATTATATCAAACAAGCTATTAAAAATAGGGATGGTATAGAATTAGGTAAAAAAATATCTAAAGCTGTTAAAGGAATACCTAAACCTAAACCTAAAGGATTTGGAGTAGGTAGAACTCATAGTCAATTTACTAAAAATAAAATGAGTAAAACTGCTATTAAAAATATATTAAAAAATGGTAAAAATAAACGTTCTAAATTAGAATATTTTTTTGAAGGAATATTAGTATCTTTAAATATAAATTATACTCATTCGTATTATATAGAAAGTATAAATAAAATATATGATTTCTACTTACCAGAACATAATATATTAATTGAAGTAGATGGAGATTTTTGGCATTGTAATCCTCAAGAATATGATATACCTTTATGTAAAACTCAAGAAATAAATATAAAAAATGATAAATTTAAAACACAATGGGCTAAAGACAATGGTTATAAATTATTACGTTTTTGGGAAAATGATATAAATAATAATATAAAACAAGTTAAACAAACTTTATTAGAGAATATTTTATAAGGGGGATTTTTTATATATTTATATACAAAATAAATAAAATTTATGACTGAATTAAAATTACCAACAGAAACAGTTTCGTTACCTTCAAAAGGTTTATTGTATCCAAAAGAATCACCACTTTCAAAAGGTGAAGTAGAAATGTGTTATATGACAGCTCGTCATGAAGATATTCTTACTAATGCTAATTATATTGCAAATGGTTCTGTAATAGACAGATTATTACAAGCATTAATAATTACACCTATTAACTATGATGATTTATTAATAGGAGATAAAAACGCAATATTAGTTGCTGCTCGTGTATTAGGTTATGGAGCTGAATATTCATTTAAATATTTGGATGAAAATAAACATGAATTACAAGCAAAAGTAGATTTATCTAAATTAAAAGAAAAAGAGTTAGATGAATCTTTATTCAAAACAGGAATAAATGAATTTACTTTTACAACACCTAAAACAGGAGATGTTATAACATTTAGATTACTTACTCATGGTGATGAAAAGAAAATTGAAGCTGAAGTAAAAGGTATGAAGAAAATTAATCCTAATAATTCATATGATATAACCACTAGATTAAAATACATTATAACATCAGTTAATGGATTACGTGAACAAAAAGATATTCGTTCATATGTTGATAATATGTTAGCACCAGATGCTAGAGCTTTACGTGAATACTATGCTAAAATTCAACCTGATATTCAAATGAAATATATTCCTGAAGATATTAATTATACAGGGGAGGGTATAAATATTCCAATTAATCTTAGCTTTTTTTGGCCTGACTTTGGAGTATAGACCTATTCTATTTAAACAAATACATGAAATAGTATTTCATGGAAATGGTGGATATAATTGGGATACTGTATATAACATGCCTCTATGGTTACGTAGAACAACGTTTAATCTAATAAGAGAATATTTTGAACAACAAAATGAAAAAGCAGAATCTCAACAATCATTATTAAAAACAAATCCTGATAAAAAAGTTTCAAAACCCGATATTGGTAATAAACCAACATATACAACTAAGGCACCTATCAAAAAATAGGTGCTTTTAATATATTTATTAATATATGGCTGATCCAAATAATATACAAGATTTAAACAGAGAATTATCTATTTTAGAGGATTCTCTGACAAGTATTAGTGTGCTTCTTAAAGGAAAAATAGAAGAAGCATTTGAAAATATTGGAGGTGTTACTGAAAGAATAGCCGATGTATATGCTAAAAATTTAGAAAGAAGTATTAGAGGAATGGCTAAAAATTCTGATAGTATTTTAAAAAATACATTAGGAATATTAAGTGGTCAAAATAAATCTAAAGATATTTCTAAGCAACTTTTAAATTTAGAAATGCAAAAGTTGGCTCAAGCAAGAAATATCCAAATGTTAAAAGATAATGGTCTAGTAGATGATGCTAGATTAATAAGTTTACAAGCAGATTTAAATGAACAATATGAAACCCAAAATCAGCTTCTTAAAAAACAATTAGATTTTAGTAACGAAATAAATAAAAAAGTAGGTTTAACTGGAAAATTTTTAGCTTCATCAAGTAAGATTCCATTTTTAGGAAAAATATTAGAAGGTGGAGAAGCTTTAACCAAAATGAACATAGCTGCTGCTAATGGTGCTAGTAAAGTTGGAATATTAGGAGCTGGTTTAAAAGGTGTAGGAGCCGGTATATCAAAAAGCTTATTAGATCCCGTTACGTTATTTATGTTTTTCATGACTAAAGCTCTTAAAGCTAATGCTGAAGCAGTAGAATTAGGTAAAGCATTAGGTATCCAAGGGGAATATTATAGAGAAACATTATCAAAAATAGAATTATCATCAGGTAATATAAATGTTACTACAGAAAATTTAGTTAAAGCTTTTGGACAATTAAGTGCATCAACAGGCTTAGCATATAAATACACTACTGATCAACTATCAACTCAAATAAAATTAACAGAGCAAGTTGGATTACAAGCAGAAGATGCTGCACAAATCAATAAATTTGCTATTGTAAATAATAAAACTTCTGAAGAAACATATCGTTCCTTTGTTAAGGGGTTAACAACAGCAAGAAATCAACTTAAAGTAGGAATCAATTTTAAAACGGCTTTAACTGAGGCGGCTAAAGTTTCCGGCGAATTAGCTGTAAATTTAGGATATAATCCAGAAACAATTGCTAAAGCGGTAGTTCAAATGAAAGCTTTAGGTACTTCGCTTGAACAAACAAAATCTCAAGGTGACTTTTTACTTAATTGGGAAACATCAATTGAAAGTGAATTAAAGTCTGAATTATTAATAGGTCAACAAATGAACCTTGAACGTGCTAGAGCAGCTGCATTAACTGGTGATCAAATAACATTAGCTAAGGAATTATCTAATCAAGGAATGACACTTCAAAAGTTTGAGAATTTAAATGTTATTGCTCGTCGTTCATATGCAGAAGCATTAGGATTAAATGTTGATCAATTATCTAATCAATTACAATTACAAAAACAAGCTTTAGATAGTGGTAAATCATTTGCTCAAGTAACAGAAGAAGAAGCAAGAACGGCCTTAGAAAGACAAAATGCTCAAGATAAATTCAATAAAGGTATTGAAAAATTAACTAGTTTAATTGGAAATTTATTAGCAGGTCCATTAGGTGTAATGCTTGATGTAGTAAGTGATATAGCAGGAGAAATAGCTAAAATAATATCTGGTTTGACAGAATTAATGGGTTCTACTGCTGTAAAACTTCTTTTAGGTACATTAGTAGGAGCAGGAATAGGTGTAGCTACTGGAGGGCTAGGATGGATACCAGCTTTAATAGGTGCTGGTAGTGGTTTTGGACTATCAGGAGCATCAGCTGCAATGGGTGATGATGTTGTTTCACCAGGGTATGGACAAAGAATGATATTACATCCAGAAGGTGCTGTAGCATTAAATAATAATGATACTGTAATAGCTGGTACAAATTTAAATAAAGGGCAACAATCTATAAATAATAACATAGATTTAACACCAATGATCGCTGCTATAAATTCTGTTAAAACTTCCATTGATAAATTATATTCTAAAGATACAAATTTATATATGGATGGTAAACAAATAGGAACAACTTTAACTCAAGGTTCATATAAACTAGCATAACACAATATTTATTGATATAAAAATAAAATAATTATGGCATCAGTATTAGATCAATTACCAAATAGTACCTTAAGTTTAGTAGGAAACGGTTTTACTACACAAACACACCAACCAGCATGGGGATATTCAACTGGAGGAACAACATCGTTTGACTTATTACCTGAACGAAGTACTTTACAATATACCTATTCAGTAGATGGCAATCCTAACCAAAGTATTATAGGTTTTAATAGGGCGGCTTTAGGTGGATGGACACAAGTAAGACCTCCAGCTCATTTAGATGAATTAGATCCATTTGCGCCTAATAATACAGTACTTGGTGTTAGAGGTGGTATCTATAAATCACCTGTAGGTCAAAGATATAAAGAGAAAGGGCCACAACCTGGTAGATATTAATCATAATTTAACATAATGAATATTAAAAGACTACAACAATTAGCTGGGATAAAGACTATAAATGAGATTAAAGTAAATATTCCTAATTCATTTCCTGAAGGTAAATTTATTAAAATAACTAATCAAGAAGAATTAAAAGAATTAATTAATCTTTTAAAAGCAAGTAAATTACCACGACATGGTAATACTTGGGATACAACAAAACCTATAGATTTTAATAAGAGTCCTTTTTATCAAGAACCATTTAGATTTCCTTTTACAATATGGAACCATAAAGGTGTTATTGATTATAGTATAGATGAAGATGAAGATTAAATAATAAATATAATATAAATAATGTCTTTAGTTGACTTAAAAACAGATTTAAAATCTCTTAAGTTTGGGGATGATAGACCAGGTGGAGGAGATAGTAAACAACCTTATTATACCGTTAATATAAACGATATTGATAAAGGTATCAATAAGTTTAGATTAACTAAATTTGATGATGGTTTAATTCGTGGAGGTGTTGTAGGAGCAGCAAATGCTTCTGTAATAGACACAATGCGTATAGGTAAATTTCTTTTCACTGACATAAAAGGTCCTTTATTTATAGTTAAACAAGTTGGTTTACAATTATCTAACCCAAGATTAGAAGTTCCAAAAAATAATCGTAATATAATTCAAGGGGGATTAGATAATATATCCTCTGTTTCAACAAATGGATTATTACAACCTACAAGAATATATAATTTAGGAATAAATACTTTAGCTCAAGTTCCTGTAAGTGCTATAGGAGGTCATATAACAAGACACGGTATTCTACCTGTCCAAAATGAAGCAAGTAAATATGAAGCTATAGTTACTGCTAATAATGAAAATCATAATAGATTATCAGCTCTAACAAAGAAATTTGAATTAGGAGACAGAAAATTTAATAATCAAACAAATCCTTCATTATTAACAAGAGTAAATAATTTGTTAGGATTAGCTAATAGTATTAGCACCATATTTGGAGGACCAAATATACCATCAATCAACCAAAATCCAGAAAGTTTAATAATAGATCAATATACAGGTGGACCTGGTTCAGTTTATGGTATAGGAAAAACTACAATAAAGAGATATAGTGATACTGAAGATGGTATTAGAATTAAAGATGCATTTGATAAAAGTTCTCAATTTTCAGGTAAAACTAGAAATGATAAAAATGAACCTATTGAAATAGATTATTCAAAAGCATTAGGTACTGGAAAAAATGCTATTTCGGATTATGGTTCTGGAGATATATCTATTGAAAATAATGATATTCAAGTTGGGATTAATAATAATTCTGTTGCTTATAAAAATCCTAATTTAAAAGTATATAATGATTTAAGAACTCAAATTGAAAAACAACAAAAATTAATTGTATCTTCTTCTAATAATTTTAATATATATGATACTGCTAATAAAGCATATTCATCTAAAGATATAGGTGATATATCATATAAAAATTCATATGGAGATGTTATTGTAATGAAAAGTTTTAAAAAATGGTCTGATATTTCTCGTGAAGCAAGAGTTGGTTCTTTTGGTCCAACTAAACAATTTCCAAATGGAAGAAAAGATTCAATCAATTTAACACCAATATTTGGTGGTAGTATGAAGGGTGTTGGTGGGAAATATTGGATGGGAGATAAAGTAGTTACAATAGATGGTAAAGAGCATAATATAAGAGATTTAGTTAAATTTAGAATATCAAGTGTATTAACAGATACACCTGATAAAGTAAATACTATGGTATTTAGATCATATCTAACTCAATTTTCAGATAATGTAACTAATACAGTAAATGGTATTAAATATGCTGGTAGAGGAAATAAATTTTATGTTCCTGATGGTTTTGATAGAACAATAAACATTGGTTTTAAAATAGCAGCATTATCATCAGAAGAAATGCAACCAATGTATTCAAAATTAAATTATCTAATGGCTACTTTAATGCCTGATTATAAAAATAGTTTAATGAGAGGTTCATTAGTTAGAATGACTGTAGGAAATTATCTTGATGCTCAACTTGGAATTTTAACTTCTCTTTCGTATAATATACCTCAAGATGCTCCTTGGGAAATTGCATTAGATGAACCTGAAGGTGGAACAAGACAATTAATATTACCACATGTTTTAGAAGTTACTTTAACATTTATTCCAATTGGTGCTGAAACTCAAGGTAAAAATAAAATTGAAGATAAAAATCGTGGAATAACATTTATAGCTCAAAATAATACAGGTGCTGATAAATATAAAATTCAATATTATGATTATTTCAACAATAAATTTGAAGCATGAGTAATAGATATAACAACAAAACAATATTAAAAACAGATAATGGTAAACCCTATTATAAAGGAAAACAATATCCTAATATACCTTTATCTGAAAATGATATTTATATAATAACAACTGTAGGAGACAGATTAGATTTATTAGCTTATAATTATTATAATGATTCTACTTTATGGTGGGTAATATCTATGTCTAATAATAATATTACTAAAGGTTCATTATTTCCTACACCTGGTACTCAATTAAGAATACCAACAGATATTTCTAATGTTTTAAAAATATATAATCAATTTAATATAGCTAGATGATTAAATTAATAGACATATTAAAAGAAATTAAAATTAATAAACCATTTCATTGGGTTAATTTTAAAGCTCAAATAGATGATGAAGGTGATGATTATTGTGTTATATCATTAATTAATGAAAAAGACAATAATAAAAATGTTTGGTATGGATATATTGATGAAGATAAAATTAATGTAGAATTTGAACCTGATTCCGAAAAAATTCAAATGGACGCTTTAATAGATT